CATAGATAAAATCAGGGTCTATTGTGTATAAAAGTGTTGAAGGAAATCTCTTAATCTGTATAATCTTGGCGTTTTTTAGATGAATTGTAGCTCTGTATATCGTACTATAAGATAACCCCGACATCTCACCAATAGTCTCACGTCTTGGATAGCACTTGCCTGTCTTATTATTGACAAACTTCAACAAGCACATCAGCAGCAATAAACAATGTGGCTTAAATGTGTCAGGAATTTGTTTATATTTAGGATTGGCAAATATGGAAAAGGGTATACGTATATGTGGTGTGTATTTTCTATCCATAAACTATATGTGGGGTGTTGCATATTTGCAACAGTCCTTGTGATCCTCTTGTAATTGGTATAGCTCACGCACCCATTCATCCTCATTCATATACTCATAATCAGCATTAGGAACGTGCAGACGCTTGATCCTAAAGGCTAGGCTACCCTGACCTACCTTCTTATAAAAAACTAAAAAACTAGGTACTCTAAGGCGGTCTGAGAGGGTCTTTACAAGCGTTGTATTCTTATAGGTTTGTCCTTTGTCATAACAGGTTTCAATTATAGCAAGTGGTTCATAACAACCCTTTACAGGACACACTTCTATAAAATCAACATCAATTCCAGCAAGACCTTCATACTGCCTATGCCAATCGTTATACAATCCATTACTAAAAGCATAAGTCCACCTAGCCATTAGAACCCCATTGATCTGCCATAGCTTTAGCAATACCCTCATAAAATTTACTTCTAACTTTACCTCTAATTTTACTTGGAAGTTTAAATGTCTCCCAATGATGCCTACTCATTTTATAACCATCTTTTTCAATAATATCTGGTTTTACTATTTTTGTTGGTATTAAATTTGGTAAGTTTTTAAGCCATAAACAAGTTTTTTTAGAGACATCATGACCAAATTGAAAAGGTTGTATAATTTGATTAGGTTTTCGTATTTTAGTTGAGATGACACTTACAGGATTTTCTAATGCTATTTTATGTATAGGTGAATCTAATAATTTTCTGACAAAATCTAATGCTTCTTCTTGTAATGACCAAGGTTTTTTTCCCTCTGTGAACCATCTAGCACCACTTACAGCAAGGTGTGTGCAAGGTGGGTGTGCAATCATTAAATCCCAACCTTTATCTAAATGTTTTAATATATCGTCTTGTATATGATTTCCAGGACTTTCAGTAGGAAGTATATCGCAGCTCCAAGAGTCATGACCTTTGGAAGCAAAGGCATTTCTTACAATACCTGAATACTCACAAGCTACTAATACTTTCATTTATTTTTTTTCAACATCTCAATCTCTAAATCTTTTAGATCAATTTGTCCCTTCAATGTATCTATTTCTTTGTCTTGTAATCTTATGTAGCTGTTCTTTTCTTTAATTAATTGTTTTAGTTTTTTGATCTCATCATGCAATTTAACTTCTTCAAACAAACCTTCGTATGTCATTTCTTATTCCTAAATATTACAACAGCACTTGGAAAAGGAGCTGAATTTTTGTTAGAAAATTTTAATCTACCTTTAATAAATCTTATTTCACCTTTCATACAATAATTATGCCAATAGGTAGTGTCTGTTCTAGCAAGTATTAAACAAACTACTAATGCACCTTTTAAACTTTCTTCGTATGCTTTTTTTATCCAATTTTTTATTTCTCTACCATAAGGAGGGTTCATAAAAACAGTTTCGTTAAACCAATCTTTAGATAAACCATCATCTTTTTTAGTAAAAAATTTTTTACATTTAGCATTAGTTTTTGTACAACAAGGATCTAAAGTGAAATTAAACTCTTTATTTAATTCTTTATAGAAATCATTAGGTGTAGTCCATTCATTGCTTTGACTACTAAAATGAACATTCATTTAATCTGACCAAAAGTTATTCTAAACATACCCTTAACAGGATCCCAATACCATTTGTCTACTTTCTTTTCGATAGCACTACAATGGGTAAGCATCACTGCCACAAATAATATAGTAATTATCCTCATTTTATTACCTCAATCTTTTTTACTACTGATCTTGGAAATACATTGACGTTTGATACATCAAGACTACCATCTTCAGTTACAGAATAACCTGAGAAAGTCCAAACGTGTTTCTTATCTTTCTTGTAAAGATAACCTTCATCAACACAAACCGATAGTTTGGTATTAGTTATATTATCTTCGTGAATCCACGTTTCATCTGATTGAGTTATGTCATACCAAGTGATACGAACTCTTTTGTATTTAATTTTTTTCAACGAAGTCATAGAAGTCATTGGGTTGTACTTGTTTTTTTGTGCCAAAGTAAATCTTCTTCATCTCTTCTTTACGAGGTATTCTTTGACCCCAAGAATAACGCCATACATTTGTAGCTGGATTAATATTATGTATGCCACATTGCCTAGCCATCTCTGAACAACTGAGATTATTCTTTTTCATGTAGTCTTTTAGTTTCATAATTCCTTTCTGTTGAAAGACTGTATTACCAAAAAAGTTATGCACAATCAAGGGTTATTTAAGTATAGACAAAGTGGAAAACTATGTATATAAGGTAAGAAAACAATGAATATAAATAAATTTAATGTGAATAATAAAGAATCATGGATATGGAAATTTCATGAAGATAAAAATATATCAGTAGCTGTTGCTAGTTTAATTACAATGTATTTAGAAATTGGATATGATTTTAATAAAAATAAAACACAACAAATAAATTCTTTGCAGTCAGTTCATAATATAAATAAAACTCAAGCAAAAAAAGCTATCGAAATAGCAAATAAATATATTTAAAAAATGGATTTAAAAAAACTATACGAAAAAACAAATGGTGGTTTAGGTCAAGATCACTTTAGCTTTACACAGCTTTCCAAAACAAAACCTATTGGTATGTGGATTGTGGATTACTTTGTCCGAGATCAAAAGCGTAGAAGAGCTGATAAGAAAAATTTTAAGCTAGGCTATGGTTCAGTGTCAGGCAACGTAGCACAAAGATTGATAGGTAAGTATGTATTCAAAGGTGCAGAGAGAGAAGAAATAAAAAATAGAGATTACAATACTATATTTAATTATGAGTATGATCTTTATAAAAAAGAAAGCTACGATCAAAGAGATGATAAGATTAAAGAGATGGTAACTGAAAGGTTACACGACACAATAAAGAATGTATTGAAAGTAGTTAAAGAAATATTTGGTAGCAAACCTTTGATGTGTGAAAGGTATGTATCAATGTCTCCACAAGGTTTAGGTATAGATATATTAGGTCGTATAGATTGGGAGTCAGATCAATTATTTGCAGAACAAAAGTCAAAACCTCCTAGTGCAAGAGGATTAGATTTAGATAATATAAAAATTTATACACAGAAACTACCAACTGAACCTGATCCTATTAACATAAACCAAGTAGCCTTTTATAGATTAGCAACAGAGAAACAACCTTTCTTATTTTATGTAAATGAAAAAGATTATATTATTTTTGACAATGAACACCCAGCTTTGTGGGATGATCATTTAGAATATTGTTATAGCGAAATGGTACAGAAAGCTATGACCATACAGAGATTACTTGAAGTAAGTAATGGCGATCCGAAGGTGATGGCAGGTCTTGTAGAGAAACCTGATCTATCACATTGGACTATGAAAGATGCTAGTGCAGATCAACTAGCAGTAATAAAAAAACTATGGGGGTAATATGAGTAAGATAATAGATATAAAATTATATCATGTGAAAAATAAAATAAATCTTTTAAAAGTAGTTTCTTCTACATTAAAAGAAAAAGGAACTGTTCATTGTTTAAAACATATAGAAGTTTTAATTGAAAAACTTTTGATTGATAAAGATAAATTAAAAAAAAAACAAGACTCAAAAGAATCTATCAAAAGATTAAATTCTATAGGTTGTTCAACAGCTATCATAAGCAATACAAGAGCTAGTGAATACCAAGAACCTATAAATAAACTAGCATATAGAGTAGTAGACAAAGCTAAATTTTTAAGAAGAAAGGGGTTTATAAATGAAAGATAAAATAGATAAAGTAAATGAGTTATGCAGAAGAGACGGAGTGTATAAAAACCTAACAACAGGTCAAACAACTGTTTCTTTGTGGAGCAAGATAAAATATTTTAGACAAGTCTTTGGTGATCAACTTGGGTTTGATGTGTCAGTCTTTGAAGAAGAAGATTATTACATTGCCAAGTGTAAGATCATAGCTTATGATCCTGAACGTGTGTTAGCTACAGGACATTATAAACAATTTAAAAAGAGAAATGGCACATACATTCAAGGTGCTTTGCCTATGGCAGAAAGTTTCTCTATTTCACGAGCTTTAAGTTTTCTTGGTGTGTTGGATAAAGACATAACCTCCCTCGAAGAGTTAGAATCTTTAGGTATACCAACCACCAAGGAAGCTAAAGACACCCAAAGTACAAAGGGTGTACCCGTCAAACAAATTGTAGAGGAGTTAAAGAAAGCTCCACATGAAACAAGATTAAATCATCTTCGTTATCATGTGTATAGACCTACATTTGTTGAGACACAAAAAAATCATCCAAAAGATTTTAGATTGCTAGACAATGCTTTCAAATCTAGGATGAACTTAATAACTAAACAGGAGAAAATATAATATGGATAAGATATATATAAAACTTATGCCTAATCAAGACAAACAGCCAGGTGATAACAGACCTAGCTTTGTTGCACCTATTAATCCTAAGTCGCCACCAGGTAAGACTTGGAGAATAGGAGCTAAGATAGGAAACACTTGGTATAATCAAGCAGCGTTTGATGATACGCAAGAAGATGGAACACCTACAGGTGGATTGAATGTTGTACTTACACCAAGCGATAGTAATACATCACAATCAGGTAGTGGGGGTAAGCCACAGCAATTTGGTGGGTATAAAAAACCTTTTCAAAGAACTGGAACTTATGGTAGAAGATAAAAGAGCATAGCTCAATCGCTACGAGACGGAGTTTTAGCCATCCCCTTGGCTTCCTTTCAGTTGTTTTTCTCTGTCTCGTGGCTTAAAAATTATGACTGATGATGTATATAAAAAACAGATAGGCGGCGATCACTACTCAAGTATGCCTATACAAGCTAGTGAATTTATCAACAAGAACAACATTCCGTTTGCCGAAGGCAATGCTATAAAATATTTATGTAGACATAAAGCTAAAGGTCAAAAACAAGACTTGCTAAAAGCTATCCATTATGTAGAGATGGCAATCAAAAGAGACTATGATTGACAAAACGGAAAAAAACATTATAAGATACCGATATGGCGAAGCAAACTTTTGTTATATTGAAAAGTTTGATGACGTTGAGAAGGCTGCTGACCCACAGAATAAAGGTGAGTTTGTAGAAGTAAAAGTTAATAGTATTAAATTTGACTTTACAAGAGTGAAGGAGGAAAATGGTCGAGAACCAAATGGTAGAGATCAAGAAGAACCTGCAAAGGACAAGGGACTTACAGAGAAAGAAAAGTGATTTGTATGTCAAGCATTTGCAGAAAGCTAATAGATTGAAGGTTGAAAGTTATAATCTTCATTTGAAAGTTGCTGATCTTACAGACAAACTAATGAGAGCCTAGCTCTTATTAAATAAAAAACAACAAAGAGTTGTGAGAACAACTAAGGGAAGCTATGCACTTTGAAATAATAGATAAGAAAAAAAAACAAATTAGACTTGGTATGAGAGCTATCATGTATAGAGAACTATCACCAAGAGAACTACAGATATACAGAACAGGATTTAAAAATGGCTATCGTATGGCTGAAGCACATCTTGTTTTTAAAAGCCAACAACTAGCAGATAGAATGAAGATGAAAGATGATCGTGATAAGATAAAAAAAAGGGTAGACGATAAACATCCTGTTGGCTATGAAACATTTAATAATATTGTTAAAGTTGTAGCCAATCATTTTTGTATTAGCACTCAAGAAGTTTATAGTAGAAGAAGATTAGCTTACATTGTAAAACCAAGAAGCGTTATTATAAATTATTGCTTAGAACATTTTAATATATCAACACCAAAGTTAGGAATGTTTTTTAATTTTGATCACTCAACTGTTATTCATCATAGAAGGCAAAAGGTAAAACAAGTTGGTATATGGAAACCTTTAGAATTAGTTTGGCAAGACTATGAAAAAATAAAAAAAGACTTACTTAAGTCCTTGCGTAGTTAGGTCTTTTACCTCTACGAGTTCTTCTTTCAGCACTTTGTTTTCTTGATACAGCTGCTCTTCTTTGACTTGGCGACATAGCTCTAGCTTTCGCTGCGGGTACACACTTAGGATAGTTTCTTCTTTTCTCACCCTTACTACGACCACACTTAGGAAAGCCACCACCTTTTTTTGGGTTAGCAATATCTACCCAGTTGGCTCTAACCCATGATCGCAAACCTTTTGACATTATCTTTTCTTTTTTCTTTTAGGTTTGATTCTACCACTACATACACCAGCAGCGTACATATTAGCATACGCTGATGGGTAGACTTTAAACTTACGCTTTGCAGCAGCTTTACCTCTAGCACAAAGTTTAGCCATGTCTTTTTTGCACTGTAAACTTTGCCATCTTCACAGCTCCTTTGTGTGGTTTGTAAGCACCTTTCATTAATTTAAATGAACTACCTTTTTTCATCCAATGAAAACCTCTTGGTGCTTTTACTGATTTAGTTGTCATGCCTTTTTTCTTCCTCTTCTCAAAACTCTGAAATCAGCAGCTGTAATACGATCTCTTGGGATGGCTACACGAGCTATCTTCATCTGCTTTGTAGTATATTTTTTTCTACCTTTTTTCTTTGGCATTATTTCTTCTTCTTGTTATTTTTTTTCTTCTTAGCTTTTTTAGCCATAGGCTTCTTCATTTTCTTTCCGTACATTTTTATCTCCTATATTTATATATTTATCGAAGCAACTTTCTGTACCATTATAATGATGACAAAAATACTTCTTCTCTGCATTTATAATCCATCCACCCTCATTACTCAAGAGTTGTCTTTTGCACATCAAACAATACCCACAGACTATAACTATATTTTTACGTGACCAAGTTTTTTTCTTTACCATTTTTTGCATGACCAATAACGAGCAGTGAACTTATCTGTTGCGGTAGCACAACGATGCCTAGCTCTAAAACTCTTTCTAGCTGCGGGATTTGATTTACGTATCTTCATGTTGGCATCTCCGTATCTAATAATTTTTGATTTGCCACCTTTACAGGCTTTGACTACAAATTTCTTACCACCTTGAACTTGTCGTCTAGGTGAATTACATTTCATCTTTGATTTATCTATAGCCATAACTATTTATAATATTTTCTGTCGTATAAAACAACTTTCCATTTATCTTTCTTTTTAAAGTTTCCTCGTTTAGCATATTCTATGGCTTCTTTTTCTGTGTCCCATATTTCGTTTGTGAATATCTGCCAACGATCATCTCTAAACCAAATCAAAGAATACATTAATCACTTTTTGATATGCTTATTATTTTACCATCTTTTATAACAGCATTAACTTTCATACATTGAAACTGTGCGTTGTTTGTTGATCTCATTGATATACGTTTTCTTTTTAAACATTCTGAAATGTTTGACATAAGTAAATGTTCCTTCAAAACTGGTGGATCGCCTAGATACATGAGAAGTGCTACAACTAATTCCATTAATGATTACCATTCTTTCTAACTTTATCTTTAACTTGCTCAAGACTATCTTTAATCTTTTCAATATCTTTCATAGCATAATTTATATTGACATTATTATTTCTCATCGTTTCCATTTCTTTTTGTATATTTTCTACTTGACCTGCTATGTGTTCTAATAACATAAATTGTTCTTGGTCAGTAGGTAGCTGCTCAGATTTTTTTAAAAGATCAGCTTGGTGTAATTCTCTGCTAGTCTCTAAGCTAGTTAGCCTAGCTGTTATCTCGGTGTAAGCAAAAATTCCTGCCGCCACAGCACCACACAAAAATAAAAGATTACGAATAGGTAAACTGATAACAGAATTTTCATTTACTTTCATTGTGGTTCATCTCCTCCGCAAATATATCCTATAACTTTTTTACCTTTGTAGGTATGGTAGTAATGATTAGATAAAAATGCTTTTTTCTTTTTCTCATGCACTACCACATTAGTATTAAACCAACTGCTACAGCTTGTAAATATCTCAAAGGTATCTTGCTTTATATCACCACCAAAAGTCAAGTATAACAGGGTTATCATTATAGGTTTCATCAATGTCCTTGTGATTTGTAGGCTTTCCAAGTACGTTTTTTATGTTTATTCATAGATGACATCTTGGGTCGTCTACCAATGCTAGTTTTTTTTGGTATTCTTTCGTGCTTTGGTTTGTTTAAATCGAACTTTACCCTTGCCATATGTACCTGTCTGTTGAGATAATAGTTTTACTTTACGTGAGTATTGTTGTGCAAATGATTTTTTGATTGTCATTTGTTAAAGTTTTTTATTTCACTAGCTTTGATACCATAGATAGCCGCAACGACTGATACCCAAAGTCCAACTAGCCACCAAGGCATTGACTGAAGTTTATCAAAAAATAAATCCATCTTCTGTTCTATTTTTTCATCTTCTGAGAAAACTGAATAGGCTAACATGAAGATAGGGGTAGACAACACGATAAGTACGAACTCATCTTTCCAGTCTCCCTTCTGATGCTCGAATACTTTACCTTTGTACTCTATCTCCCCCCTCCTCATCTTCTCTGCATGGTGAAGTCTAGCTTCTGATAATGCTTCTTTAGTTTTTTGTTTGTCTTGATATAGTTTGGCAGCTGTTTTAACTCCCATTCCTAATAAATTTAACCACATTATTCTACCACCTTACCATCTTTCCATTTCATTTCAGGTAAACCATTTTCAAAAGTTTTACCATCGTAAGTAAGTATTTGTTTTCTGTTATTACCTTTTTCATTATAACTGCAATGAATCCAACCTGCGGCTGGATCATCTTTCTTATAATATTCAAGGATAAGTTGGTCAAAATCGCAGTTATTAGAAATCCAATAAGCAACTTTTATATTAGGTACACCAGCTATCTCAAAGTCTGCTGCTTGTCCTTTAGCGTGTTGGCTAGTCTTTTTACTACCGATAGCCACGCATAGTTCTTCTGATCTATATCCCGATGTAATTGTTACTGGTTTATCAAATTTATTTCTTACAGGTTCTAAGACACAATAACATAAATCTTCTAAATTTTTTATATCTCCTGATCCTGGTGTATTATCAATGCCTTTACGTTGAGCCGTCATAGACTTGGTAAACTCTTCTAAATTAAAATGTTTTGATAGTTTCATTTGTTATAATATATTTTGACTTTTAATTTTTTTTGCAGTTCTGTCAATCCTCTATTTATCAATGATCCTGCTTTTCTAACATACCTATCTTTAGGTGTATAGTCAGATTTTCTATAATTTGCGGTCTTTACATCATAGGCTTGATATTCACCTGTATTAATATCTAATACAACCATATCTATTGGACCAATACCCATGGCTGGTACAAATACAATTTTGTTGGGGTCTTGTGCGAATTTAGCTTGTGCGATAAGTTCATTATATAATCCTACTGAAGCTGTTTTGTTTCGTTTAGCCATTCCATTTAAAAAAACTAAAAACTGTAGCTACAAGTCCGCCAAGAACAATAAAGAAAGCGACAGCACCTTTACCTTTGTTCATATCAGCACGTAAATCTTTTATATCTTTACGCATTTCGTCAATAGCTTTGAACAAAGTTTTCATACGTTCAGCACAGACCTTCTCATGATAAGAAATTCTTATACCATTATTTTTTTCTGCGTACTCTTTAATCTCTTTTGCACTTACAGAAGATTTTTTTTGTTTTCTTTTTAAAACCATCTTTTAACTCTTCCCAAAATATTTTTATTTCTTCTAATAACATTTTAAAAAATTTATCCATGACTACTCCTATGTTTCTTCAACTGATTTACACATAAAATTTACAACCAGTTGATTTCTATTTACAATGCCACTATCTATATTATTCGTTTCTCGAATAGCACGTAGATAACCCGCATTAGCACATTCTTGCCAAGAATTAAAGACGAAATTATCCTTAATAGGTGGTAAACAATTAAGGTGTACAGCTGAACAAATATTTAAAATCAAAATAAACTTCATTTGATTTTATTAACAGATATGTGTTGTAATTAATATGTCTATCTTGCCGTAGCTATATCACCATTTGATGCTACTAATGGTTCTTCTGCAAAAGCCATATAAATATATGTTTCACCACTAGCATTTTGAACATTGCTTGTATTTCTAGATTTAAAACCATTAGAAAGTATATCAAACGTATCGCCTGAAGTTTCAACTTCTGAACTATCAGAGTATAATGTTTTTATTGCACCATTAAAACCTCTTTGACCATCCCTCATTTGCCATTGTGCCGTACTTCCTGTTCTTTTTATTAAAACCCAGTTAGGTTTAAAACCTGTGTAAACAAAAGCACCATCAGCATTTCCATTACCAGTATATGAACCAATCTTGCTAAACCCAGTTTTTTCTGCAAATACATAAGCTATATGAGTTGTATTATTTATCAAACCACTTCCTACAGAAAAAGTAGATGTTGTTGGTTCTCCACCCCAAATATCATTGTTAGTAGTG